CTTAGCTTCGCCAAGCATTTCTTTGATACGGCTATTTAGAATGCCCACAATGTGCTTGTCTTTCTGATATGCATCATTGGCTAGCAGATCATTAAAGTTGCTCTTGTTTTCAGTTTGGTTGATCTTTGTACGTAGAAGGTTACGGTAGTCTTCTAGTTCTTCTCTTGTGTATTTTTCAAGATTGACTTTGACGCCAAATTTCTTGTACATGTCCTCGTTTAATTTACGAGAAGTTACGGGTTTCATAAAATCGATTGTCTTCATGGGCTTTTCCAAAAAAGTTATATGCTTTATTTATCTGATGCTGGTTAATTTTCTAAACGAGCTGAGGATCTGTTGTTTAGCCTGTTCCTTTTGAGAGCGGGCTATTATGGATCTAGTTTCGTAGAAAACATCCTGATCTAGAGTGTTTTTCTTACGTTTAGCAGCAGTTTCGTAGACCTGTTCATCGAACAGTTTGTATCCGTAGGTCTTGTCTATGTTTATTATTGCTGTATCTAAAATTTTACCCAGTGCAAGATCGTTGGCAATTAACGCTGCGGTCTGCACTAGGTTTAAATTGTCTGCGTAGATGTTGTTTCTAGTGTCTGACACACGATAAAAACCATTTGTGTTTTTTCCTACAATGTAGGAGTTAAATTTGATTGTTCCATTTTTCTGTTCAATAGGTACTATATAACCTCTACGTTGAAAATCAGAGATCACTGTCTTTGCTAGACTTTCAACTTTTTGAAACAGTTTATTGGGAATTTTTTTCATTTGTTTTTTTAACAAGGTACTTGCTATCTTTACTTATTTCGTAAATTCCTTTACGTACCAAGTTTTGGGCAACAACTAGATCTCGTTCTACCAAACTAGTAATAGAAAATTTCTGCGGATGTTCTTCAAGGAATTTATGTTCTTCGTTGTTGAGAACCACAGGGATATCTAAAATATCATGTATTCTCATCTTCTTGTGATTCCCGCCTGCATCTGTTGCAATGTCTGCCTATCAATGTTTAGTTTAGGTATACCTGCTTTGTTTGCTAGGTCTGTACCTCTAGTGTCTATTTCAAGGCCGCCGCCTACTGTGGGTTTTAATTTTACTTTACCAATAGGAGGTATATCTACTGGCTGATTGGGATTTACCTTAGGAATGGTACCCGTAGTCTGTTGGGCTCCAGGTTTAAATCCCATATTACCTACGGTATTAGCAGTACCTTGCAGTCCTACTGCGGATGCTGCCGCAGATCCTATCTGTGCTAATAGACCTTGATCTTTGTTTGTGGGATCTATTCTACCACCGGTTGCAGATTTTACAAAATTTCCTGCAAAAGATCCTATAGGTCCTTCAGATAGTAATTCACTGATTCTCATTTAAATATCCTTGCCACAGTCTCAGCATGAGCTGTTACCCAACTAATGACCACTGCTGCTCCTGCAATAGTGTAAACCCATTTCTGCTTAAAATTTTCTAACTCAGAAATTTTTCCAGCTAGCGTATCGTGTTGTTTACAGCTCTGTTCGTGCATGTCTTTTAGGGTGGCTTTGAGATCATCACCGGTGCGATCTAGGCAGTCGTGTAGTTCACGAACATCTGCTTTTATATCATCTAACTTTTCGCTGTTATTTTCTACTTTAGTTTCGAGTACGCTGACTCGTTCTGCAACTGACGCCATCACTGATCTCCATTAAAAGGGTATTACTTACTTCTGCCTAGATAGAGCCTATGGGTTGCCTGTAATATTTCTATGGTTGTGTTTTTGTAGTTGTTGTCACTGAGATCAAATACCGACCTATCTATATTTATAGTTTCAGTTAAATTTTTAATTACAGGGATCTGGTCGAGGTCCGATAACAGCCGACCCAGGGGGTTATCGTCGGAGTCAAAGACATTGCCACGATCCGGAGTAAATCTCCAAAACCACACACGATGTTGTCCCTTGTAATGTTTACCAAATTCAAAGTTCTTAAGGTCAACAACTTCACTGTAGGGTTCTGAGTCGTAGGATATATTCCCTCGCATTTCGATACATTGATTTAGAGTTATCCAATTCTTGTACTGATCCAGTTCTTGAATTGTACCCTGTGTTGGACGTCTGACACCTGTATTGGTAATATCGATTAATGTTTTAATTTCTAAAGTTTGCATTATATACCTATTTAATTATAGATATTTATAGTCAAAAGAAAAGGGACATAAAAATGTCCCTTTATATTCTAAAAATTTAGAATTAAGCTAATTGACCTGCAGTCAATGCACTGATGTCTGTGATAGTGAATGTAGAACCTGCTAGAGCAGCTTCCAAATCAAGTTTTAGACGTTCTGTGACTGTTGGGCTTGTATCAGTATTGTAAGCTTCGCCTGTTGGCTGTGCTGTAGCACCGTCAACTGCAACAACAAACTGTGCATCAGCACGAGTACCTAGATAAGCAATACTAGATACATTTTGAATGACACGAACAGCTTTAGTGAAGTTACCTTCTGTAATAGCTCCTGTTGTACCATTTACTGTGTCAGCAGCTAGTGTAATACCGCTTACTGCAATTTTAAGGAATGTCATTGAGTAACCGCTAACAAATGATGCTGGGTTTACTACGCTTCCGTGGATTCTATCTATTCCGGCCATTTTATTTCTCCTTGATCTTAATGGCAATCACCGCTCCGGTGAATGTACTTTTATTTATCAAGTTTGGAAAAAACCTTGGGTTATGCCCTGAAATCAGTCGTCTTTGACATCACCTTCGATGATTTTAAGGTGTCGGGCTGTATCCTTGCTGTCACGTAGTTTACGTATACCGCGGGTGAATTTAGCAGGATCTGCGGCTTTGATGGAGTTTAACAGTCTGCGTTCTAGTTCGTAGGCAGTTTCTGGGTCAAAGTTTTCTTTGAGAGAATTAATCAAATTAATTGCACTGTCAATTACATGTGCAGCTCTGCTTTCAATAATTGCTTCCGTGTCTTTTTTGACAGCAATATCATTGAGTTCTTCGAGTAGACTACGAGTATGACGCTTCACTATGGTAAATCCTTTTTGATATTTAGTGTGATTACAATAAGAAGTATAGCATAATATTTGAGTAACAAACAGCCCCAAATATAAATATATCATCACAGTTACAGAGGATTATTTAATGAAAACCATATCATCAATGATGCTGGCGTTCGTAGAGCGTTTAGCAGAGATGTTTCCACAATCTACATATCAATCACAGCTTGAAGAATACCTTAGCAGACATCATATTGACAATGCTGGTCAGTTAGAGTATCTACAACGACAATACGATTATGAACGATCAAGAGGCGTATAATCACCAGAACCTATTGCTATCTTTGTAAAAAGATATATAATAAGTACATGCTGAAAAAGAAGTAAGCATACAGACATACACACAAGGAGAATATTATGTCACAATTTGAAACCCCTAAACTACCAGAAGTTAAATTTAACAAGAACGGCTACGAAATCCGTACTGACATTCTTGGCATGGCTAAAAGCCTAGTGCAAGACGACTTTCAAGCAAAATTTGCTGGATGGGAAATGACTGCTACTCGTGATGAGAAGACTGGTCAAATCGTTAGCACTGTTCAAATGCCAAGTTATCCAGGACTTGAGAAAGTTCTTGAAACTGCTGAAAAGATGTACAGTTTTGTAAACCAGGCCTCTGGTAATACTACTAATAAAAAATAAAATTATAATATGGCGTAGCCCACAATAAAATTAGTAAGTATTAAAAAGCACCCTTCGGGGTGCTTTTTTATTGGCTTTTAACAAAATAGTAATCCCCATCGGGACCATTAGTACTAAACATACCTTGACAGGTAAACCCTATACTCTGCATATACTCTATAACTAAATGACCCAATGGAGCTCCTTGATTATATTCAACTGATTGAAGTTCTAATATAACATGATTGCAGTGTTTAAGGGTTTCTGTAGCACCAAGCAACACATCTAATTCTGCTCCCTGTACATCCATCTTTATCAGATCAGGTTTAGGGAACTGTTTAAGATTTACCACAGCATCGAGTGACACAGTGGTGTATGTTTTTTTATGTGACTCATTAAAATAATCTAATGCATCTGGGTTAACTTTTGGATTTTCTCTATAGTAGCTGTTACCGCCCGGATGATATGTGTTTTGATAAAACTCCACAGTTTTACCAGTTTTATCGCTGAGTACCCCTATATGGTATTTTAAATTCTGCTCTCGGTAAAGAAATTCTGTTTCAGGCATAGCTTCAAATGCGATGTAATCTGCACCGGGCCAAATACGTTTAGCTTCATTAGTCCAATGAAGTACACAGGCTCCAATATCGTAGATGACTCTAGGTTGAATTGTTAAATTTTCTAAAAATTCAACATGTGATTTTGGAATTAATCGTTGACTGCTGAGGTCTCTAAGTCTAGCAGAGATATCTATTTTTTTAGGTGTTTCTATAGGAGTAGCTTCAGAATTTACTAAAAACTCTGTTGAACCGATATGCCTGCATAGCAAACTCGTATCTGCCCATATTCGATATTTTTTAGATTTGGCCTTCAAACAAAAATCTATATCTTCCGAAACAGTGTTTCTATGATCCAATGCAGAATGATACTTAAATTGAGGGTAGCCTACATCTTTTAGAACTTGACTTTTTATCAGTACACAACCAAAGCCGCACCCTTCGACTTCCACTAAACCTTTACCTTGTAATTTATAGTAAGGCATATGACTGCACCCACCGGTATTAGTAGATTCGTAAATTTCTAATATTTGATCAGATTTACGTTGTCTATACAAAGCTGAAACTATGTCAACATTATGTGATAATAATTTACCTAATGTATCAGGCGGAAATGCCATATCTGAATCTACTGCCCAAAGATAATCATAACCCTTAATTGCCCAATCGGCAATTAAGTTTCTAACCTGATCTATATTATAACCATAAAAGTATTGAAATGTGGTTTGGTAATTTTCTGGAACGATCTGATCGTAGATACTCTTGAAGGTCTCCGCTTCTATGTTCTTCGCTGTAGGTATCGCTATCAATATCTTTTTTTTTGAATTTGAAGTTTTGTTAGCAATCTTATTAGCTGTAATAGTCTGTAATTCTGAATTCACTTTATAATCATTTAATGGATTTGTATCGTTATAGTTATAAACAATATCTTGAAGACATTTAATTTTGTTAGGATCTGCTTGTTCTATTAATGCATAGAATGTAGCATTATCCCCCCCTGCACGAAACCAGTTACCGTCACTGTCTTTGAACTCTAGGTCGTCAACGTTGTTAATTAGATATTTTTTAAATGTACGTAGGTGTGTGTAGGGAATGCCCCAGTTAAACTTATGTTGTCTGTACGATTTTTGTTGTTTAACTAGTATTGGATAGGGTTGACTAACTAACGGTATCTGGTCAATCATACTCCAACAACTACCATAAGTGAATTCTGTATCGTCATGATACACAGTATTATAATAAGATAAAATTGTGTTATCGTTAATTAGACTATCGTCCCCGTCTAACAGCATAATAATACTGCTGTTATCTAGAGTTCTAATAACATCAATTTGATTTTTTACTGCGCCTTGATTTACTATATTTTTTATATAAACAAACTTGTTTTTAATTTTTTCAGGTAATTTTTCTAAGGTATTAATAATTACCTGATCAGTAGAGTCTGTGCTGGCATCATTGATCAAATAACAACAATAGTTGTCATAATCTTGCGATGCAACACTTTCAATACAGTTAGCAATATAATCTTTGCAGTTATAGAATGTAGTAACAATGTTTATCTGCTGTTCAATATTAGATTTATAAGATTCTAATTCTACAACATTATGGTATCTGCGATTATAAATTTTGTGCAGTCTACGATTTAATTTACTAACACGTTGGTATTCATCTAGTGCCAAATAACGGCCGCAGGTTTTATAAAAATGCTGTTTCCATTGCAATGCCACAGAATCCCATCCAGCCACTTCTTTAACTATGTTACAATAGTATTGTTTTTGTTGATGAAGATATTTGTTGTTATAGGCATTTATTGTAAGATTAACAAATTTATTAATTTGATCTTCTGTGTTAATATCAGTAAACAGTACATTGGGCTCTATAGCGTAATCCATGAGATATGCAGCACCTTCTAAAGCAATTTCTTCTAATGCTCCAAATCTGCAGGTTATTACAGGAGTATTATAACATAGACTTTCTAGGGTACTGATACCAAAAGTTTCCGGAAATGCCGAAGGATAAATCATAAAATTAGCCTTAGCTAACCTATCAGCTATTTCACTCTGCGGAATCACACCAGTGAATTCTATACCTAACTGCTGATTTACAGGATCGTTGGCCATTCTACGCCAATCTAATTCTTGTTGATCTGGCTCACCGTTTACTGTAAATTTATAATAACCGCCTATAACTGTAAGTTTGGCTTGAGGAATCTGTTGTTTGATTCTGGGCCAAATCTGTTGTACTAAAGGTATCATGCCTTTAGTAACTGATGCATTATAAATGAACTGATTAGGGTCTTTAACAGTAATATCTATCTCAGTATGATAAAGTCTAACACCATTGCGAGTGATAAACATTTTGTTTTTTAATACTTCAAAATTACGTCTACGCCCGTGATGACAGTTAGTAACATAGGTCAAGTGCCAATCGCTGAGTGTGAATATATCTGTGATATGATTAGTTACCGCTAGCTCTTCTATGAGATTGTCGCCTAGGCAAAAAGTGTCATGCATCCAAAGTATACGCTGTTTAGCTTTGCTGAGTATTCTTGCATAGAGGTTCATACTGGCAAATGGCTGTGCTCTAGTATCGCCTACTTTAGCAAATTGATCGCCGACTAGGAAAGGTATAATAGTTCTACTGCTGATTACAATATCAAATTCATGATCGTCGGCTAGATCACGCAGAGGACGATAGGTCACTGAGTCATAGACTCCTGGTTTGGCATGATCTAAATCACAGTTGTTAAACACAGTAACTTGAAAATTTAATCGGGCTAACTCTGCTGATATTAGTGTTACAGCACTTTCTGATCCGCCTAGACCTTGTTTGAACACAGTGGTTCCGTCATATGGTATGCCTATGATATCTATGATAGCAATTTTCATACAACTACTTAACTAATTTTACAGTTTTTGTGAATTAAATTGAGTTTAGATATACCAAGTCTGTACTGCTGGAGGACTGACTTTAACATCCTCGCCAGAACTGTAGGCATAAGTAGGAGCTGCTACAAAACCGTTAAGGTTACTGACTAATCTGCTTGGCTCTAGTTGAGAGGCAACATTTGTCAGTGTGTTTACTCTAGCTTCTAATGCCGGGGCATGTACATCTGTAACTTCGGTGTCTATGTAGACCATAGCACTAGGGGTCAATGATAATTTACTAATCTCTAGTTGAGCAGCAACATTGGTTAGAGTGTTTACTTTGGCTTCTAGACTTTGATTATGTACATCTGTAACTTCAGTATCTATGTAGACCATAGCACTGAGACTAGATCTGTACTTTTCAGACAATCTTGGGTTACCAGTTCTAATCACGGTGTTTTTAGTTGCCCCTAGAATAGTTGTAACCATAGTAGCTGAATTCAATATGGGTTCTAGCGGATTGGCTGTAACTGTAAACGAGGCTGTACCTCCTCCTACAGTAGCCAACGTATTGTTCCCTATGGGTGCATCATCGCTGACTGTTACCGCAGTGTTGGTAATAGTTCTTGCTGCCGCACTGTTATCAACCAAAGTAGCAGATTGACAACATAGTAACGAAGTCTGTGATCCGGTAATAGCCGATATGTTTGTTCCACTACTCTGCGTAGTTGTAAGAGCAGTAGTAGGTACAGTAAAGTTACCAGTGTACACAGCTACTCCTTTGACTATTCTTAAATTACTAATATTTCCTGCAAAAAATCCATATTGGTTGCCCGGACCGGATATTTGTATAGGTCCTTGACCGGTATAGTTATTGGTATCGGCAGAACCATATGCTGTTTGCCCAACACCGTTGATCCAAAATCTAAGGTTGCCAGTTCCTGAACCATTTCTGGTAATAGCCACATGTGTCCAACTACCAGAAGTTGGATTAGCAGTAAGATTGCTTAATGCTATAGAATAAAGACTTGCGGCAGCAAAACCATTTTGCCAATAAATAGAACCACTAGTTAAGATTAGACCCCAATTAGGAACACTAGTTGTAGTTTGAGTTACTATTTCAAACGCAGTGTCAGTAGTTTTAATCCAGAATTCAATTGTAAAATTACCCGTGCCGAATGCAAAATCTGCGCTGGAAGGAATGCTGAGTTTTGATGTAGTTCCATTAAAAGATGCACTATACCCGTAGAAGGCCAATACGTTTGTAGCAGAGCCTGTAAGACTAGCATTAGATATCTGAGCACTAGTTACTCCTGAGATTGCGTAAGGTACTAGGCCGCCAGCAGTCAAACCTCTAGTTTGAGCAGTGAATGTAACAGCTCCACCCCAATAGGTTCCAGGTACACTACTAGTAAAACTAACTATGTTAGATAACTGTATATTAAAAGTAACATCTCCGCTGCTGAATACCATTGTGGCTGTAGTGTTGGTACTTTGTGCAGGTAGTGTTACTGTAACTGTGGCCATTGATCCGCTGAATGTAAAATTGCCTGTTAAGCTAGCTCCGTTTATCTGTTCGCTAGTAACACCTGAAATAGTATAAGCCTCAGTGCTGGCATCTGCTACATCAGCCACGTAAGTGAATGTAATAGTTTCACCCCAATATGCTGTTGTTGGATGACTGCTAGTTAATCCCGGTGTTGGAGTTACAAAAGTACCAGCAGTCAAAAATTGATGTATAGTATATCCACCTGCCTGAGTAACTGTGCCGCCGGCGGCACGGGGAGAACCAGCATATCTAATTAATACCTGTCCGCTACCTCCTGCTCCAGACCCTGTGGCCCAACCACCATTAGGTGCCCAATAACTCCCACCGCCACCACCGCCACCTGAATTGACTACGGCAGTTGGTATCCCGCTACCTTTAGTAGTAGCATTTACTTCATTGGTGTAGGTAGCATAATTATAATAGGTAGTTGTTCCAGCACCTCTGCCGCCACCATAGAATCCATCACCTGCTCGTTCACTGCTGTTACCGCCACCACCGCCACCACCGGCTAGATATAGAGTAGATCCTGTCCAAGTATTTGTGATACCAATACCACCGTTACCACCGGGGCTTGATCCCGACCCATTGGCTCCTGCGGCACCTGCGCCACCACCACCTGCACCGGTATAGCCAACTGATGTTGATCCGCCGTTGTTACCCAATGAAGACAAATTTCCTGCTGTAGTGTTGCCATTAGCTTGACCACCACCGGTTTGATTTAAAGCATTACCGCCACCGGATCCACCATTCTGAGATGCCGCTGAGAAAGCTACTCCCGAACTGCCCCCTCCACCTCCACCTTCTGCAATATAGCTGCTTAAACTAGAATTACTACCCTTAACTCCATTAAGAGCAGTAGAATTAGCAATAGCTGTGCCGCCGGCACCAACAATTACAGAATGTGTACCACCTGGCAGTGTCACGGATCCTTGAAGAACTCCACCTGCGCCACCACCGCCATTGGCATTGGTAGTATTGTGATTACCGCCACTTCCGCCACCGGCTACAATTAATACTTCACAGAGAAATGACGGAGTAATTGTAACAGAAACTGAATACGCTCCAGCTGTAACAGTCAATGTGTTAGTAGTAGCCAGTTTGGTTACTGTAGGGATTGATAGTGTGGCCAGTGAATTGGTCACTGTCATATTGCCAGTTAGTGAATTATCATTTATATCTGCACTAGTAACTCCAGAGATAGTATATGCTACTGAAGCAGAGCTAGTTGTGTGATAATAAGTAAGTGAAACATTGTTACCTGATACAACTGTGGTAGGTGAGTTAAAGAATCCCGGGTCAGGAGGCGAAGTTGTACCATTCCAGGCATAAGTTCCTGAGTATACACCGGCTGTTGTAACGCCTGTGGTTACGTAGGTTGTGGCATTAACAGTCTGTGATTTTAATACATTACTTTCAGTGCCGCCTGTAGTCACTGTGGTATTGAACACAGAATCAACAGTTAAACAAGTGCCGGCGTTGGTATAATTACTTGCCGGCGCTGCACCATTGTAGATGGTACAGTTTCTTATGGCTAGGTTATTCAGACCATCATTGTCATATTGATAACTCCACGCATTATTAGCATTTGTTTCAGAGAATACACAGTTATAAAAATTACCTTTTGCGCTGCCCATTCTAAAGTAAGCAACAGTGTAATTAGTTGTTCTACCATTATTATTTCTTTTAATAATGGCACCATATATTTTACTATTAGTGTTGGCAAAGTGAAAAATTGCACTGTCTCTGTCTCCACCACTGGCGGTATGCTGTATAATCACTCTTCCCGGAGCACAGACGAATTCTCTATGATTGCCACCGTCAGTTAATCCAACACTACTTCCATTAACTGATGTAGGAGTTAGAGTATAGGTGCCCTCTAAAATCACAAACATTGTGGCAGTAGCCGAAGTGTTCTGTGCTAATGCATAATCTATAGTAAGGTAGGCAGACCCAACACTGTTTCCTGTATTACTGTTACTGCCTGTGCTGGCACTGATGTATTTGATTGTACCAGTGAATGCATCTACCAAACTGTCGTAGGCATCGGGGAAATTATAAATGTTGAGTGTGTTTGGCAATGCCATTATAGATTACTCTAATTCAACTGGTTCAATTTCAAGCCAGATTTGATCGTTTTCGTTCCAGGTATAGAACTTTCCGTCATTAGGCTGCGCCACTGGAGCTGTCCACAGACAGGTTTCTTCGTCTAGGATCCAACTATCATAGGGTTGAGGTGGAATAAAAGCATCACGGAAATAGTCATAGACGTAGCCCGGACCTGCATAATTTTTTCTAAGAGCAGTTCCGCCTAGTAGATGTCGTCCGCCCTGTGTGTTATATGAAGTCTGTATCCACTGTCTAGGGTTGCCCACTGCACCTGAATTGATAAAATCTTGTTCCGCAACTATAACTCGAACAACGATGTTATTATGATCAATTTCAGCGAAATGACTCATTGTGTCAATACTTCCTTACTAAAAATAAATCTCTGTAGAGTGTATCATTGCCTATAGCATAGGCGTAATAGGCTTCGTTATTAACCACAAAGGTCTGACCCGGTGTATAATACTGCTGCATAAATGCATCTGAGCCTCCCATGCTCTTATAGAGACCTATAGCGGTACCTCCAGAATTATTTGAATTCTGTTTATTTCTAGCAAAGGTTATAGGAAATGCTGGAGGGACTAGTGTGCCTGTTAGAGGATCTGATACTGGACCTGTCATTGCATAATTTCCTCGTTGTTTTGAACGCATCATACCAAATGCACCGGGCAGCATAGGTACCTGCATTTCGTTACCATAGTAATAATACTCATTAGTAACAATTTGAGACATAGTGTTAGATGAATCTTGATAACCGCTCATTGGATCGACGTTGATACCATCATTATTAACTATTGCAGAGTTCCAAGAACCAGAGGCTTGATTTTGTATACGGTACCAAGCAGGTAAACTGTTGACTACACCAGTGGTCTGCATGGTTCTTGCCCACATATATGCATTCTGACCGC